GTGTTAACACACGATTTACCCATGGGTGCACTGGGTGTACAAAAGTACCGCAATAGCGCGTATGGACTCGTCGCAAGCATTTTTAGACGCTGCACAAGGTATTTGGCGATCTTCATAATGAAGATTTGCCGAACATCCTTGTTACGCGCTGAGAATACTCGCGACGTGTCAGGTACAGTCAGTGCCCGCATTGCTAGATCCCAATTACCAGAGTAAATGGCATCGAAGTCCCATGCCTTCTGAGAAATCTGAAGGTATTGTTCTTCGAATGCCCCATACACTGATAGTTGGGGAATTGATTCTAGCATTGGTTGCACCATTTGAGGCTGAACGTACTCAGGGTTAGTAACGATTATTAGGGTGTTGAACCCTACATCATCGAAACCCTGACCCTTTGTATCTGCTGACTCGCTGAACAGCTCTACCACACAGTTTGTAAGCATGCTATCTGGAACTTTACCAGGAGCAAGCGAACTAGCTGGTGATAGACAAGGGAGACCGAAAAGTTGTTGTAGGGATCGAATCCCATACACCCCTTCTAGATTTCCCCGGAGGATTTCTCCTACTGTCCAGCAGAGTTTCGCTAGTTTATGAAGTGCGAGATAGTATCCTTTGGATACATTTCCCTTCATTACACACGAAACTCCGGCAGCAGCCTCGGGGAGAGATGATCCGCTAGGAAGCGGCCATCCTTTCCGAACAGCTTCGTAGAGACTCTGAAGAACCAGTGACATGCTTTTGACTGTTACAGCGACGGAATTAATCGGGAATGGCGTAAACTCGTAAGAGTTTTCACCATCTCGGAAATACCATCGTTTAGCAATTTCAAAACATGTCTTGGATTTATGAGTTTTGGCCGGTGAGGCCTCTACTCCTAGAATCTCAAGGATCTTCAGATATTGCTCGGCCACATCATCATTTGAGATGACAACATCGTCACCAAGAACACAGTAGGTTTTACCTACTGCGACTCCTGCGCGACGATGGGCTTCTCAAATAATAATATGGTGACAAAGCGCGAAGACTGCCCATGAGGAGTAACTCCCCATAGGTTGTCCTGCTTGATAAGTAACAAATTCATCCCCGTATTTAAACGGACGACGAAGTGTTATGTACCAAGCTCACGCATAGTCTGTACCGAACATTGTCTCTAGGACTGTAAACTGCGTCATGATCGGAAAACGATCCGTTGCACTCTTTAGGTCAATAGACCAAAAGGAGTGCCCGGGTTGCCGAGTCATTACCGACGGTCCTCGTGACTGACGATAAGTCAGATCATTTGGAATTCGTCGTAGCAGCTTCATTACATAATCATGAAGAGGCTTTAGGGCCTCCTGTGACCAGTAATCAAGTTGCGCAATGATTCGTGTTTTCCCTTCAGGTGCAGGGATAGCTACAAGCTTTGCAGACACTGGATTACTCCAAGGTCGGCAAGCGGTAGCACTTAGAATTGCACCC